CGATCACCGTAAGAGAACCTTTTTGAACCGTGGCCCCAACGATGGCCTAGCCTTCTGACCTGAGAGACCGTCCTACGGTGGAGGAGGGTGGCCCCTGCGGAGTGGCGTTGTCACTCATCTCGCCCAAACTGGGGTATCAGTCAGCGAATTGTTCCTGATAATCACGCACCGCCTCAGGTGAATAGTTGTAATTTTTAAGAACTGTGATTGTACCAGTGTCTGTAGTTTCAATCAGCCTGTGGCTCTCATAGTGCTGAGGTGACATGGTGTAGTTGCGATAGTGCTCTTCAGCATCTCGCAGGTTGTCATATGTTTGGCTTTCAGTAATTTTGCCAGTTTTTGTGTTTTGCGAAATCATTGTGTATGTTGTCATTTCATTTACTCCTAATTGTTATACCTACAGTATACAGTCAAACCTTCTAATGGTCAACCTATTTTGGTAAAAAAAGATAGGTAGCGGAAAATCTTCGCTACCGTTTTTCTGGCGAAACCCTAAAGGGCCTGTTCAAACAGTGATAATTTTGGTGGTAATGTTTGTGCTTCACAAGGCACAAAGAACAAGTCCATTTCGTTTCTCATGTCCTTGTGGTCGTATAAGTCAACCCATGTGCCCAGCTTTGAACAAGACCTATAATTCATTTTCTTCATCCAATCAGCTATGTCACTACGACTGTAGTCAAACTTGCGACACTGACGGTCAACTATTTCCAACTGTAGTATGGGGCGGTTTAGTTGTACAGTTTGTTCACTGCCTTGTAGCACAAACAGTTCATATCCTTCAACGTCAATCTTTACAAAGTCAACGTCAGTGAAATGAAATGAGTCCAGTGTGGTTTGTTGTACAGTTTGCTTGGTTCTAGCAGTGCCTCTTGCTCTTGGATTCTTGTCATAGTGTGCTAGATGGTTGTGTCCACTGTTACAGTCGTGGATAATTATGTCAGTTGTACGATCATCCTCACCCAGTGCTTCTGTGTGTAGTGTCACATTGGTTACACCGTTGTCTCTTATGGTGTTGTGCCATAACTGTTGACAAAGGTGTGTGGGTTCAAAGCATTCAACCCAATCAAATACTTCCGCATAGTGTATGGCGTTGAGTCCTGAATTGGATCCTATGTCAACACAACGGCGAGTGTTCTGTAGCAGTGTTTGGGCAAACCGCCAGTTACGGCTTTGATACTGTCCGTGACGGAGACGTTCGCCATACATGGTGTCGCCCCGTTCAATCCAATATGTTTTGCCGTCACGTGACTGTATGCTTTCAATGTTATTGTTTTTTCGCATTATTGTAAACTTCTCTCGCAGTCATAAGAGCTTTCCACGCCTTCTTTTTGTGTGGTTTGGTGTCCAATACTCTTGAATGGTATTGGCAGTTGTCCTCAATGGCTTCCATAGCTTCACGGATTGCTGTAACATTGAAAGGCTCTGCGAATTCAGGATAATGCTGAATCAGTGTTGACATTGGCTTGAGTACTTCCATCCAATCTTCATTGTCCCACTCATGTAATACCAGTCCCCATATGCGTTTGTCATTGCGGTCAATCTTGCCTTCTTCTTTGATTATTACGTTTTGTAGTTTTGCGGCGTCTCGCCATTTATCTATCATATTTTTACTCCTCATTTTATTTACTATAACACAATTTGGTTACAGTGTCAACCGTTTTGGTAACGTTAATATTTATCCGTGATAAATATATTATAGGAGAAAGTGAAATGAGAATAACAGTATCAAGATGGGGAAACAAGTACACAGCATTCCAATTGGAGAGATTGTATGCTGAATGTAAGGCATGGATAGACTTTGAGGAGTTTCATGTTTTTACGGATCAAGCTGAAAAATTACACCCCAACATAATAGTACATGAAATACCAAAGACTGAAGCTCTGCGTTCATGGTGGAGCAAACTGCTACAGTTCAAAACTTTTACAGAAGGTGATACTGTTAGTTTGGACATTGACATACACATAAGAGATAATTGTGTGTTTGACTTTCATTCAAACAAAATACTGGCACAGCTAGATCCTTTAGCACAGTATCATCCACACAAAAACATAAAATACATCAATTCAAGTTTTTTTACATATCGTGGCGATTGGAGTTGGGTATACGAAAAATACATGGCGGATTGGAAACACATACAGTATCGTTACAGAGGTGACCAGGAGTTTATGTGGGGTGAATATGAAGAGTCATTTGCTTATCACAAACCTCTGTTTGAATCATACAAATGGAGTGCCATAAACAAAGGATACTCTGAAATGCCTATGGTCAACTGGCATGGAGAGGATGTAAAACGTATATGCGGGTAAGACTTGATAAACACACTGACTATCAATCCAAGGACCCACATGGACTACATTGGGGACTCAATCGCTTTGTTGGTACAGGACACAAACTAAAAATAGTTGAAAAGGGTGGCAACTTGGAACGCATAGCAGGACAGCGTTTTGAAAGCATAAAGCCAGGAGATAGATTGTTACAGTTTGGTAATCCATGGATAGCCAAGGATCCAGAAGAACGCATTTTCAATCATTATGAAAAACTATTGCCAATTGTTGACAAGTATTATTTTTGGGACAATCCACAGATACCACACTTTTTATACAAAGACGTTTGGAATCCACGAGGACATAAACTGTGGATACGTCTTGTACCAGACAACATTATGAGCAAGGCGTGTGACTTTGTTCCTGACAGAGAACTACAAATAAATGAAATGCTACAATGGTACACAGGCAATAAACGTTATACTTGGCGTAATATGTTACCACGTAGAAGAGACGTAAAGGCACGTGGAAAGAAAGTATTATTGCTATCAAGTTCAACAGGTGTGTATCATTATTATTCAAACCTTGACAGAGAACAATGGTTACAGGACCAAACTGAAAAACTTACAGGTCTAGGATATGAAGTTGAAATAAGACGCAAAATGGGTAGGACACAAAGAATACTATACCAACCAAGACTTGACCAATATCTATATGACAATGATTTTGCGTTTACATTAAGTTATCAATCAGCAAGTATGATGGAAAGCCTAATAGCTGGTACGCCAGCTGTTACATACAACCACAGACATTGTGGAGGCAAATTAGCAACAACATATGAGGAGATGTTAGATGGACACATTAGAGAAAGCACACAGGAAGACGTTGATCAAAGGATCCTACAACTATTCTCAGATACCTTCCATAAGCATGAAGCATTTGACGGAAGTTGGTATAGAGGACAATAATATGACTTTTAAAAAAGGTGAAATAAGCAATCCAAACGGCAAGCCCAAAACTTATAAGATACCAAATCCATACAATAAAAAGTTTGCCATGGCAAAAGCACAGGCAAAATTTAGAAAAGAAGAATGGGCGTTCACACCAGAAGAATGGTATGCGTTTTGGAAAGACAGTGGTTTTATTGAACACCTAGGTAAAGGTGTACATCAATATTGTATGGTACGCAAAGATCCAATAGAAGCATGGAGTGTAGATAATTGTATAATTGTAAAACGTAGAACACATTTTAGAAAAATGTTATACGAAAACTGCCACAATGTTCCTAGGACGGATTGGGAGGAGAAACATGACATACGCAAGTGATATGTATACGGCCACACGCAAGGAGTATATAACTGAATGGCGTGTATGGTATAGAATGTTACAATGCTGTGATCCTAAAAGACAGGAGAAAGCATACGTTGAAGTTGAAATATGTGAAGAATGGAAAGGACCAAATGGATTCCTTACATTTTTTGATGACATGGGTCCTAGACCTAAAGGTTGTAATTCATTGGAACGCATAAACAAGTTTGGTGACTTTGAACCAGGCAATGTGCGTTGGAGTACAGTAAAGGTACGCAACAGCAACACTCGTTTACATCAGGTAAAAACAAACATGGTAAAACAAGCAATAGCAAATGGTATAAAAAAACAAACTTATTACCAAAGGGTAAGGACAGGTTGGAGTCCACAGGATGCCAGCACAATACCAGCTGTGCCTGGTGGCAGACTATTGAAGCAGTTAGTATGAAAATAGTAGACTTTGATCCTTATGAAGAACTACAGTCACTAATTAAATTTAGTTTGGCCGCAGACAAACACATAAAAAATATGTTGAATAATGAAAAGGTTCTAGTAAATGAACTTAACTTTATGAAAACAAAATTACAACACATGGAAGAACGTGTTACAGCAATTGAAGAAAAACTTTATGAGATAGCAGAAAAATGATAGCACACCTTATAGGCAATGGCGCCAGTTACACACTATACACACCACAGCAAGGAACAATCATTGGATTCAATGTACCTAAACACAATTGGCACGTTGATTACATTGTTATTTTAGACACAATGGCAAACAGAGCCATGTCAAAACAAAATATCAAACCAAGAGCAACTGTATGGTGCCATACAGATGTTTTAGAACAAGCCCAACACAACAAACATTATCCTGAAATGTTTGATCCTGTGTTTGGAGACAAAGCGGCCCGTCCACGTAGATACAATGGTGGACACGCAGTAGTAGATTATATTATTAACAATAGAAAGCCCACTGAAATACATTTATGGGGCTTTGACAGTATGTTTTCAACAGATCTCACCAGTGCGATGGATGAGACACTACCAAGACCTAACCGTCCGCCTTTGAACAATGAATGGAGACCTCATTGGAATACACTAATGGAAAAGGACAGTTCAATACAATATGTTTTACACATACCAAAAGGAAAAACCAGTGAAGTCAAAGCACCCAACCTTACCGTCAAAGAACACAGTTGAAGAATGGCTGTTTGGCAAGATAGCCAAGCCACACAAGGAAATAGGCAACAAGCCTATATGCCCATATCTAATGAAGTATAGAAAACAAATACACATACAAAAATCTGACGATTTTATGGCAACAGCAGATAACTTTGCTTACCTAAAAGACACACTACGTCTTGAAGCAATGGTAATGTATGGTGAATGGATGGACTATGACAAGCTGTACAAAATACACAATAGGATAAACAAGAAACACAAAAAGCAGGATGTCATATGCCTTATGCTACATCCAGACACAGAAGATCCACCATTGCCAATAGACAATTACAATTTTACATGGCCTATACTAATATTACAAAAACAAAGCACATTAGACAAAGCCCGTGAAAATCTACGTCAAAAGACGGATTATTATGACTATTATGATGACAGTGATAAATAATGTATAGGATTACAATACCAAGGAGACTTACATGACCGTTACCCTTAGACAAGAATCAGCCGCTGGAGCAACTACCAAAGGTAGTGCGTTAACGTTCCAAGAGCTGGACAATAACTTTGTACATCTATTAAGACAAGGAACTGTTGAAGTAAAAGCAGACAGTGGTTCAAGTCAAACACTAGGTGAAGCAGACAAAGATTCAATTTTACAATTTACTGGCGCAGGCAATGTAGCAACAACAATATCAAGTGACTCAGCAGGTGAAACTGTAATAACATTTACTGGCACACCAACAGACACACAGATAGTTGGTGGTTCAGGTATAGCTGTTACACAACCAGATTCAGCTGGTGCTTTTACAATCGCAGTTGATGACATATCAGCAGACTCATCACCATCGCTTGGTGGCAATTTGGATGTAAACAGCAATTCAATTGTTTCAACATCAAACGGCAACATAGCAATTACACCAAATGGCACAGGACAAGTTCAAACAACTAATTTACGTTATGATGAAGACATACATGACCTAGGAACAACAGGCGGAACAATTACTCCTGATGTTGCCAACGGCAATGTACAAACAATTGAACTTAACAACAATTTGACTTTCAATGCTTTTAGCAATCCAATAGCAGGACAAAGTTTAACATTGATTATTGATACTAATGGCACAAACAGAACACTTTCTTCTACAATGAAGTTTGCTGGGGGCTCAAAAACTATGTCAACAACAGACACATTTGATATCATGACTGTGTTTTATGATGGCACAAGATACTACGCTTCATACAGTACAAATTTTAGTTAAGGAGACATTATGCCTTTAGGAGCAAGTAATTTAAACAGACTGTCAAAAGTTTTGACAACACCTTTCTCAGGACTGGCGGCAATACAACTAGATGCTGACAGTACACAAGGAGAAGGTCATGTATTTTATCAAACCAACAGTTTTGCCTCAACATCAGACACTGATGAACTTACATTAGCATTTTGGTGGAAGGACACAAACAATAGAACAACATACGCACACGAAGACGCATTGTTTAGATTTATTAACACAGGTGGCAATGAATATTTACAGTTCAACTATTTTAGAGGATCAACAAGACTTTTAGCAAGGTCTGGAAGTGATAGCACATTTGATTTGGACATTAGACACGGTGTTGATGGATTTGGTGCTGGATCATATGGCAATGGTACATATGATGATGGCAACTGGCATCATTACTTGATGTCAGTAAAAGGGTCAACAAGCACATTTGAATTGTATGTTGATGGCACAGAAATTACACAAGGATCACAAAACGATACACAGTATCTAGGCGCACAAAAACGTTTTACAGAAAATTTTTGGGAAGGTAATCACTATGACCAATTTACGCTGTGTGCGGAAATTTTTGACAATGGTAGTGGACAATGGCCAAACCAAGTAACACAATTATACTTGGATAATAGTTTTAATGACATCAGTGACGCAAGTACAAGAGCAAAGTTTTACAACAACGGCGCAGTGGACATGGGCACGGATGGAACTGGCAGTGGATTGGATCAACCACTTGTTTTCCATAGTGGTGACACAAGTTCATTCTTTACCAACGCAGGTACAGGATATGCTTACACACTAACAAAGGTAAACAAAAGCTCTGCTGGTGTTGACTTTACTGATATAGCGGCCGCTGACGGACCACAACCAAGTTAAGGAGAAACAATGTCAATATACACAATAAAAGGCACAGGTTGGCCTACATTAGAAAAGCATGACCTTGATGGACTTTATGCTTCAGCCATTTATATGTTTGACAACTTTACACCACCTTGTACAGTAGTAAAGCCAGATGGTAGTGAACAAGTATTCAACACAATAGATGAATTAAAAACATTCGTTGAGGAGAACAAATAATGAGTTGGCCATCAGGATCAAAAGCAGGAACCAGCAACGTTGACAATGGCAATGATTTGTTAGCAAACGCTAGGGCAGACATAAAACAAAACATTGATAATACAAACAGTATTATAGATGAATTTAACATTAGTTCTCCAAGCGATGGAGACTTACTACAATATTCTAGTTCATCAGGAAAATTTGAACAGGTAGCAAGTGGTACAATAGGCGCGGCAGGGCAACAGGCAATAATTAAGGCAGATGCTACAAACTTAAATTTAGATAGTGCTGGCAACAGGGCAGGAGCAAATTTAAAAGTACCATTATCAGAAATATTTGATGGTGCTGGATTCATATCTATTAGCAATGATCAAATAAGTTTAACAGCGGCTACATATTGGTTAGAGTTTGAATCAACAATAGACAAAGGTGGCAGTGGTACAACTTCAATTGACGTTCGTAATGACACAGATGATGATTTAATTGCTACAGTTAATCCAAAAGTAGCAGACACTAATTTTAATACAAATTTAGTTTTCACACTTACAGGCACAAAATCAATAGAATTTAAAGTGACTACAGATACCAACTTCACAACGTCAGGAAGAGCGTTTATACGCATATCTAAGTACACATAATGAGAATACACATAAATACTGTATCGCGATATACAATATATAATCAGGAGGTTAACCTATGAGCGCCGCAAGTAACTATTTGGAAACAAGAGTATTAGACTTTTTCCTAAAAAACAACGCACAAAGCACATCGTCTCCTTCTACAGTTTTCGTTGGTCTGTTCAATACAGATGACTCCGCAGGAGCAACGGGTGAACTATTAGAAGCAGGCACATTAACACATGAATGCCAAGGTGGTGGATACCAAAGACAATCAGTCGCATTTGGTACCATATCTGGTGGATCTGTAAGCAACAGTGGAAACATTACATTCCCTGCCGCAACTGATGGCAATTGGGGTACTATTACCCACATAGCAATCATTGATGCTGAAGCACAAGCCAAAGACAATGATTCAGCAGGAGCAGGAAACGTATTATTCTATGGGGCATTGACAACAGCCAAGACTATTGAGTCTGGTGACACTTTTCAGATTACCGCAGGAAATCTATCAGTAACATTGGCATAATAGACACTAAAGGGGAACCATTGTGTCAAACTATGTCAGTGACATATACCTAGCTTCAGGCTATACAGCAGACGACTATGTTACTGGCTCCTACGTAGCAGATGGCTATGTATCAGGAGAAGTACGTGGAGAAGCAAGTCTCTCCAGTACAGCAACAGTTTCAGTAACCTGTACAAGAATACGGCAGGGCGAATCGTCAAGCAGTATTACAGCAACAGTAAGCTGTTCAGCACCGCAAACTAAAAACGCAGAAGTAAGCGTAAGTGGTGTATTATCAAGTTCAGTAACAGCAGTAGCAACCAAAGTAGGTGAATTAACCTTATCTACTACAGCTACAGTTACGGCCGCAGGTGTACAAACCAAACAAGGCCAAGCAGACATTACTGGCTTTGACAGTGACAACCATACATGGTCAGGTAGAACTACTTGGAATGATGCGGCTCCAAACACATGGGCAGGCACAGTAGCAGTTGACGCCAGAAAAGTAAAAATAGCGGCGGCTAACCTTACAGCAACAGCTTCTCTAAGCTGTACAATGGTAGAACAACTGAATGGTGCGGCCATTGTTACAAGCCTTGGCACAGTTTCAGCAACACCAAATAGAATAAAACAGTTTGAAGCAGATATTTCAAGTTCTGCGTCTGTAAGTGTTGATGGTGACCTAGTACAAAGAGGCACAACACTTATTGCCAGCCTTGGTACAATAAGCATTGATGCCAATAGGCTAAGAGGCTCAGACACAAGCATTTCAAGTTCTGCTACAGTATCTGTAGAAGCTAGAAAAATTAAAACTGGTGAAGCAGACTTACAGTCTACAGCAACACTTACTGGTATTGGTGGCTTTACAGCAGTAGGTGAAGCAGATCTACAGGTAACAGCAACAGTAAATGCTATATCAAATCCAGTATTTGCTCCTTCATTAGAATTAACATCAACAGGCACATTATCTTCAACTCCAGCAGTAACAAGAGGCTTTACAGGCACATTGACAAGCACAGCATCAGTATCAGCTATAGGTGGAGCAACCTTTAGCGGAGAAGCAAGTCTAACAGGCTTTGCGGCTGTGGTGTCAGCACTAACAATTTACAACATAGATCCGTTCCGTGTATTAACAATAGACAATGAACAAAGAACGCTGGTTATAGCACAGGAACCACGGAAATTTACGGTGGATTCAGAAGATCGTATAAATACTATTGAGGCTGAATCTAGGTCAAGAATCATACCTTCTGAAAGCAGAAAGCTACAGATTCAACACCTAACTTTAGTTGAGGTAGAAGGCAATCCACTAGACAGGAGAGAAAGTTAATGGGACATACACTAACAGGATTCAAGCAGGATAGAGTTGGAGCTTACATTGAAAAAGATCCATTCGCTGTGCTTGACTACACCCTGGATTGGTCCAACTGGATGCCAAGTGGAGAAGTTATTTCAAGTGCCACAGTAACAGTTGAAACAATATCAGGAGATGGGAGTCCATTGGCCGTTGACAGTACAACAAACACAAATACATTGGCTACAGCATTTTTAAGTGCTGGTACGGCAGGCAACATTTACAATGTTGAGTATAGAATTGTTACTGATAACAGCAAAAAGGATTCAAGAAACATTAGAGTAAAAGTCGTGGAGAGACAAGCATAATGTCAAAACAAGAGCAAAATACAAACAGGAAATACAAGACCATAGATAGAGATCTTGTGTACAAACTGTCTTGTATCCAATGCTCAGATCAAGAGATTGCTGAGGTAGTTGGAACAACTGCCGCAACTTTAAGAAAAAGATTTGGAAGTATATTAGACAAAGGCAAACAAGAAGGCAAAAAAACATTAAGGCGAGCTATGTGGGAAAAGGCAATGAACGGGGACACAAGGATTCAAATTTTCTTATCAAAGCAGTACCTTGGTATGAAGGATACACCAGAGGACAGTGAAAATAAAATGCCATTACCTTGGGAGGACTAAATGCCTTTGAGCACCCCTCAAAAGAGTATATGTGATTCAGAAGCCAGATTCCGCGTAGCGGTTACTGGACGTAGATTTGGTAAGACACACGTGGCAATGAGAGAATTGGCACGTTTTGCCAGCCAACCAGATAAATTGGTTTGGTATGTAGCACCCAGCTACAGGATGGCAAAGAACATTGTTTGGGACCAACTAAAGGATAGATTAAAGTCCTTGCGTTGGGTAGATGCTACCAATGAAGCTGAGATGTACTTACGTCTTAAGAATGGTAGTAAAATATATTTAAAAGGAGCAGATGCTCCTGACAGTTTGAGAGGAGTTGGATTGGACTTTTTAGTGTTAGATGAATTTCAAGACATTGAACCAAAAGCATTTACAGAAGTGCTTAGACCAACCCTATCAGATAAGGATGGACACGCATTGTTTTTAGGCACACCAAGAGGCGTAGGATCATGGAGCCATGAAATGTATTCAATGGCAGGCATAACAAATGACTGGGAAAGTTTTACATACACAACTGTAGAAGGTGGACAAGTTCCTGCTACAGAAGTTGAAGCGGCAAAAAGGGATATGGATGAAAGAACGTTTGAACAAGAATACTTGGCAACGTTTACAACCTATAGTGGTGTTGTTTATTACAACTTTGACAGAGAACAAACTATTATGCCTTGTAACAATATGGACACAAGAGAAATACATTGCGGCATAGACTTTAACATTGATCCAATGAGTGTAGCAATATCAGTTATTGAAGGCAACACAATAAACTTTATAGATGAGATATGTATTAGAGGCTCAAACACAGATGAAGCTTGTGATGAAATAAAACGTAGATATCCAAATTCAAGAATAATAATGTATCCAGATCCAGCAGGTAGACAAAGAAAAACATCAGCTGGTGGACGCACAGATATTTCTATCCTACAAAACGCAGGATTCACAGTAAAGGTCAGAAACAGTCACACAGCGATCAGAGACAGGGTAAACTCTGTAAACGCAAAATTAAAGAACACGCAGGGAACACGCACCTTGTTCGTTGACCCTAAGTGTAGAAACATTATAAGTAGTTTAGAAAAGATGGTATACAAACCAGGTACGTCCGTAATTGAAAAGGACGGTGAATTAGACCATATGGCAGATGCCGTTGGTTATTTGTGTGACTTCTTGTTCCCACTTAGAACAGAACACACTACTTCAGAACCACAACGTTGGGCATTTTCTGGTAGTACACATAACAGGAGATATAGCTAATGCCAGCAATAAGAGACAGAATAATAAAAGGTGGTTCAGTACAAAATATAGATTATTTGGTTGAATCACATACAGCATACAAACACTACATAAACAGATGGTTGTTTTTAGGAGACAGTTTCCAAGGTGGTTACGACTACTACACTGGCAAATACCTAGAACCATACTATTACGAAAGCAGAGACGATTACGAAAAACGTTTACGCATGATAGGACTAGACAATCATGTAAAAAGCGTTGTTGGTATATACAACAGTTTCTTGTTCCGTAAGGAAGTAAAAAGAGATTATGGATCAATAGCAAATGATCCTGGACTACAACCATTCCTAAAAGATGCTGACCTGGATGGCAGAAGCTTTGAAAGTTTTATGAAAGACCTAAGTGCTTTCGCAATGGTGTATGGTAATGCTTGGGTTGTTATAGATAAACCAAACGTTGTAACAAGAACAAGGGCAGATGAACTAGAACAGTCAATACGTCCTTACGTTTCTATGTTTACTCCTGACAACGTATTGGATTGGAGCTATGACAGACTTACCAACGGATTGTATGTTCTTAACTACCTAAAAGTTAAAGAAGAAATAGCAGACAACAAACAGTACATTAGAGAATACACTCCTGAAGAAATAAATGTATACCTAATTGACGCAGATGAAAAAGAAGCAGACCTAGTAGAAACAATACCAAATGAATTAGGTAGGGTTCCTGCTGTTTGTGTTTACGCACAGCGTTCAAACATACGTGGCATAGGTATAAGTGCTGTAGGCGACATAGCAGACATACAAAAAGAATTAAATGAATATTCAAGTGAGATGGAGCAAATTATTAGGCTAACTAACCATCCATCACTTGTAAAAGAAGTAGGCGTTGAAGCGGCGGCTGGAGCAGGATCCATCATACAAATACCACAAGGTGCTGATCCAGGACTAAAACCATATTTGCTACAGCCTAATGGAGCAAGTATTGACAGCTTAATAAACGCAATGGATAAGAGGGTAGAAGCAATTGATAGAATGGCCTGTTTGGGAGGAATACGTTCTATTGAAAGCAGACGTTTGTCAGGTATAGGATTACAAACGGAGTTCCAAATGCTTAATGCTAAATTGGCAGACTTCGCAATGAACTATGAACACGCTGAAGAACAAATTTGGCGTTGTTGGGCAATGTATCAAGGCAATGTATGGAATGGTGAAATAGAATATGCTAGGTCATTCTCAATACAGGACAAAGCAAATGATGTGGCAATGTTAAAATTAGCCAAGGAGGCAAATATTGCTGATCCTAATATTGTTGACGCATTGGACAAAGAAATATATGAAACAATAATGGAGGAGCCATATGAGGCACCTCAACAACCTTTACAAACAGCTATGACACATCCACCTATGGAAAATCCACAGGACATGATAGCACATATGAGAGAAATGTTAGAACAAGGTTATACCAACGAACAGATATTAGAATTACATCCAGAGATAGCAAACTTCTTTGGGAATAATCAGGATGGGTAAGTATGTACCAGATAGGGACTTTATACATGGCACTGAAAAACACATTAGGCAAGTGTTGGCAGAGTATAATGAAAACATACAAAAATTTGAAACAAAAGATTCTAAGGCGGCAGGCGTGAGGGCAAGAAAGAATCTACTAGAACTGTTCCATCTATGTAGAACAAGACGTAAGGAAATATTGGAACGTAGCAAAACACTAGGATGGCAAGAACATCCAAGTTGGGAGGGCATAAATGAAAGTTGAAATAACAGATTTGGAAAAGCGTATGTCTAGGATTGAGGACAAGCTAGACCTTATAGTAGACAATCATCTAAAGCATCTTAACATATACACAAAGATTGGATTGTTTTTGATAACAGTTAGTGTAATAGTTAGCCTATCAGCAATAGGCATGAGTATGGGATATTTGGATGGCATCAAAGAAATCATCTAGAAGACGGGTACCAAAAGACAAGAAAACGGGTATACCTAAAAAGTATCTAAGTGGGCTCACAGGCGCACGTAGAAGCGCCGTAGCACGTCTTCAAAAACAAATAAGCAGTTTGGCCAAAGCAGGCAAAAGAATACCGCAAAGTTTAATTGATAGGAGAGTTAGTCTTGGCAAAAAGAAAACCATTAAGACAAAGCGTCGTTAAAAGTTTACAAGCCAAAGCAAAACGCAGTGGCATACCTCTTGGTACTTTGCGTAAGGTATTCCGTCGTGGACAGGGTGCGTTTTTAAGTTCAGGATCAAGACCAGGCATAGGAATGGCACAATGGGCAATGGGCAGAGTAAACAGTTTTATTAGAGGATCAAGAAAACATGATTTGGATCTGCGTAGAAGCATGAGGAGAAAAAGATAATGGCAAAGAAAAAAACAAAAGGCCTAACAGCAAAACAAAAAAAATTGCCAATGGCTTTACAAAAAGCAATATTGAAAAGCAAAAAGAAGAAGTAAATGCCTAAACCAACCAAAGCTATGATGCGTAACGCCAAGAGAGCATTGGCACTTAGAAACAAAGCACCAGCAAGTCGTAAGGGCATGACACCAGTTGGATTAGCAAGGGCAAATCAATACAGCAAAGGTACAAATGTATCTATGGCAACAGTAAAAAGAACTTTTAGTTTTTTAAGTAGAGCAAAAGCATATTACAAGCCAGGTAAAAACACACCTGGCACACAGGCTTATTTAGGATGGGGAGGCAACGCAGGATTAAGCTGGGCCAGAAACATTCTAAAGAAAGGACGCAAATGATTACTGCGTCAAGTCTTGGAGGACTCCAAGGCGAACGTATGCGAAAGCGTAGGTTTAAATTAAAATCAATAGGGAGAGATATCATGGCAATGCGTGGTGGAAAAAAGAAGAAGAAAAAGACAAACCGTGGCGGAAGACGCCGTAAATAGTTTGTTTTTATCTCAATTGTATAAATACAACATACTGCTAATAGAGGGCAGGTGGTAGAACTCAACCAATTAGAAAGAGGTATATAATGGACGCAGAAAACCAAGCGGAAAAAACGGAGACAACTGCTTCTCCACAAGAACAGCAGGTAGCAGAAACGCAGGTCGTAAAGGATGACACCTTTAACCAAGATGATGTAAATCGCATTGTTGCGGATAGGGTGGCAAGAGAAAGAGCCAAGTTTGAAAAGCAATATTCAGGCGTGGATCTAGACCACTACAAGAATCTTGTTGAAGCTGAAGAGCAACGCAAGAAGGAAGAACTTGAGAAACGTGGTGAGTACGAAAAACTGTTGGCTGAGCAGGCGGAGAAATTCACAGGCAAGATCAAACAGTATGAGAACGAACTACACAGTATCAAGGTTGACGGTACTTTGTTAAATGAGGCAAGTAGTCAAAAGGCAGTGAATCCACAACAAGTGACTTCATTGTTAAAAGGACAGATCAAGCTGAATGAAGCAGGTGCTATTGACGTAGTGGACGCAAATGGACAGGTAAGATATGATGAAATGGGTAAACCAATTCAAGTATCACAACTGGTAAATGAATTCCTTACAGCAAACCCGCATTTCGTACAGGCAGGACCAAGTGGTGCTGGATCTAGTAACGGAATAGGTAAGCAACCTGTGGTAGACAATGACATATCCAAGTTGGATATGAACAAGCCCGCAGATAGGGCACAATATGCGGAGATCATGAAAAATCGTGGCATCCGTATTTAAATTGCTACTAAAGGAGAAACATTATGGCACAAGAAGCAACCGCAAGTGTATTAAGTGAACTATACGCTAATATGGTACAAGCGGCATTATTCACTCTTTCAGAGAGAACAGTAATCAGACCGCTCGTAAAACAATATGATATGACTGGAACACCAGGCCTAACAGCACAGGTTCCAATCTATCCATCATTATCAGCCGCCGCTTTAACAGACGGTACTGATATGTCTAACACAGCTTTTAACACAACTTCAAAAACTATTACAGCCGCTGAAGTAGGTGTTATGGTTGAATTAACTGACTTGGCAAAAGAGTCAGCAAACGAAGACGTAGCCGCGGCTATTGGACGTCAAATGGGTGACGCAATGGCAGTAAAAGTGGACACAGATTTAGCTACATTATTCCAAGGCTTTTCAAATTCAGTAGGTTCTGGAGATGCTGAGCTTTCAGTAGAGGACTTTTTCAAAGCATCCGCTACTCTTAAGAATAACAAGGCACCTGGTCCATATGTTGCTGTTATTTCACCAAACCAAGCATTACAGCTTAAGAAACTGTTAACTAACGCAGGTGCTACTATGTCACACAACCTAAGTGACATTGGTAATATCGCACTTAGAGACGGTTTTGTAGGCAGACTTGCTGGTATTGACATTTTTGAGTCAACAGTAATCACTGACGCAACACCTGACTCAGCTGGTGCTGGTGTAGGTGCTGTATTTGCTCAAGACGCAATTGGCTACATGGTTAAGCGTAACATGAGAATTGAAACACAAAGAGATGCTTCAGCAAGAGCTGATGAAATCGTTGGTACAATGGCTTATGGTTCCGCAGAACTGTTTGACGCTTATGGCGTTAAGTTGATCGCAGACGACCAACAGTAATCGTAAAGATATTGAATAGGGGGATTTTGCCCCCTATTCTTTTACAACTGATAAATATACATGGATAGGGCAGTACCTTATACCATAATAGGAGGAAGTACCTCATGCCAACATTAGCAACAATAAGTGACGTACAAGATTACGAACCAGATATTTTAAACTACGGCATCCAAGACTTTGATGCTGAAATCACAAAAGCACAATCAGATGTTTTTAGAGATCTAAGGATCCGCTGGTGGCCCACTTATTCAATCAACGTATACGATATAAAAAAATTAGCTGGTAACAACCTAGAGCCAGACGAAGACCTGTATACTGCTTCACAACTAACAAGGGCAACAGCCTATCATGCGTTAGGGTATCATATCTATCCAAAATTAGCAAAATTTGAACCAGAGACAGATCTGTTTGAACGTAAAATGGAGTTCTATAGAAAAGAATATGAACGTGAAATAGATCTAGTATTGAGAGACGGATTAGAATATGATGCGGACAGTAGTGGTACAGTGGATGACATTGAAAGAGAACCAACACACTACCTACGCCTTAAAAGGTAGAGTGTAAATGTCAAACAGAGAATCAATCACACAAAATATTATAGAAGTGCTAGGGGACATGGCTCCACCTAGACCAGCGTTTGTTACACGTGAACCATTTGACGTAGACAAATTAGCAATTACACAGTTTCCCGCAGTATTAGTAACCACAGGCAATGAAACAAGAGAAGATCATGCCATGGGTGGTGCTAGGCGTGGCATCATAGAAATAAACATTAGAGGATATGTGCGTTCAGACGGACGTCAAGGTCATGTACAAAGCGTTGATGAAAAGCGTAATGAACTAATAGAACGCATTGAAGAAAAGCTCAACGCAAATAGAGACAGGGACTTGACAAGTGCTCGTGCGGCAACGACGCGAGTCACTGAAATAACTGTAGTGGACAGAACACCACCATTAGGTGAATTTAACATGGTGGCGGAAGTACATTACTCATTTACTAAAGGAGCGACATAATGCCAACAAAATATACAAGAATGTTAGATAATAACAACATGATCATTCCTGTTGAGGAAGATCGTGTACAAAGGTTTCTGAAGCAAGGTTGGACAATAGTTGATGACCAACCAACAGAAAAAAAGTCACCCCGCAAAAGTAGTAAGAACAAAATTACTGCGGATGCCCAAGTGACTTCAGAAACATCTACGGATTATGCTTGGAATGATTACGAGGAACTAAAAGACCTCGCACCAGAACAAGTAGAAGACGAAGATGATACAACTGCCAATAAGGAGGAATAATCATGGCAACATTTACAGGTGAATCAGGCCAAGTTGATATCACACACGAAGATACAGCTGGTCTAACTACTATTGCTGAAGTTCGTTCCTGGACAGTGGAACACACAAAAGATGTGATTGAAGACACAGTCATGGGCGATGCGGCAAGAACATACAAGAGTGGACTACATCAGTTCACTGGATCAATGGAAGTCATTTATGACAGTGATCACACAGCGGCAAGTAACGCTTTTGATCCGTCAAACGATGGCGCAATTTCCGTTGAATTCCACACAACAGCACCAAGTGGTGGTGGACAAAAGTTTAGTGGTTCAGTCGTTGTAACTTCTGTTTCAAGAACAGCAAGTTTTGATGATCTAATCACAGCTACAGTCAACTTCCAAGGTTCTGGAGCATTAACGATTGCGGCCGCGTAATTGTTATGTTACAAATTAGGGTTCTAGGCCTATCAAGAACTATGAGCGAACTTGAACGAGAAAAAGATCGTTTCATAGACAGAGTAGCCAAAGATATTAAGGATGTAGCGGTTAAAACTACACCCATAGATAAAGGACAAGCAAGGCGCGGTTGGCGTCTAGAAAGTGCGTTCAAACAGAAACGCATTGTCAACCGTGTGCCCTATATTGACTTGTTAGAAAATGGTCGCTCAAGACAAGCCCCCAATGGTATACTAGGGCCTACTGTTAGGGAGATATCAAAAAGGAGATATAAGATATGAACGTGATGTCTAACATCAAAAAACACTATGCGGATCAATTAGCTGGTGGATTAAAACACATTACAGTACCAGAATGGAAGATTGACATTTATTATAAAGCAACCTATCCATTTGCTGTAGAATCAAAAATCCTTTCGTTACAGTCTGAAGGAAAAACTGTAGAAGCATTGGTAGAAAGTCTAATCCAAAAAGGTTTGGATCCAGATGGTAAGCCAATGTTTAATAAGTTTGACAAAACAGGACTAATGAACGAAGCAGATCCAAAGGTGTTAATTAGAGTTTGTTCTGAACTTAACGGTGCTGTATCAGATTACGAGGCCGTTGAAAAAAACTAAAGGAGGACATTGAGCTCCAACTGTTGATGCGTATAGCAGAAACGTTAAAAATGCCGTTGGAGAAGGTTTTACAACTCAGTGTCCTGGAAATAAACCTTTGGTATGCTTGGTTTGGATTACAGGCTAAACAACAAAAGGAGAGTATGAGTGGCAACGCAAAAAATAGAAATAGTCGCCGTAGATAAAACCCAAAAGGCGCTACGGAGCATTGAACAAAATACCAATAGAATGGGCAAAGCCTTTGGTGTCGCGGGAACAGCCGCGAAAGCCTTCATTGCCGCTATTGCTGTTGACAAAATACTTGACCTTGGTAGAGCAGTTAAAAATGCTACTGCTGAATTCCAAAATCAACAAAACCAATTAAAACTTATAACCAAAGGTACTGCTGACCTGGCAAGGGTAACAGATACATTGCGATCTGTAGCAATTGAAAACAGAGTAGCTTTTGGCGATACTGTTGAATTGTTTACCAAACTTACACTGGCAACTCAGGAAATGGGTGTGTCAGAAGAACAAGTTATTGACGTTACAGGCAAATTGTCACAAGCATTAGCTGTTGCTGGTGCTGATGCGGCAACAACTTCTAGTGTTATTAGACAGTTTGGTCAAGCTATGGCCTCTGGTACAGTTAGAGGTGATGAATTTAACAGTATTGTTGAAGGATTAGGTCCAGCACTTATCATTATGGCCAGAGAAACTGGTGTCAATATTGGTAAGCTAAGAGAAATGTCAAGATCAGGACAATTAAGTGCCCAGGTCTTGTTTGAAATGTTGGAAAACAGTAATGCTTTGACTGCCGCTTTCCAACAAATGGATCCAACAATAGATCAGTTGGAAACAGGCTTAAAAGATGCCTTTGATGCGGCACTTATAAAACTTGGCGAAGTAACTGGCTTTACAAAAATGTATGAAAATACAGTAAAAAGCCTTACTAGAACTTTCCAAGAGCTTGGTGATGTTGAATCAGAAATACAAAAAGCCAGCATTGCTGAACTTGTAAATAATAAGGACCTTGGTACCGCACAAGCAAGACTGGCAGAACTTGAACATGACTTGGAACACTTCTTTGACACACTAGATAAAATAGAAGAACTTAAAACAGGTGATGCCTTTGATGCTTTTGGTCTTAGATTAAAAGGTCATACACAAACAGTTGAAAATTTAGCCAAGGCAACAGGATTTACTGTAGAAGAACTTGTTTTATTCCGTGATATTCTTGAAGAATTAGCAGAAACAGAAAAGAAAGTAGCTGAGGAGAACAAAAAAGCCGCAGAAGCAGAACAGGCAAGAGCAGAAGCAATGCGTAAAGCATTGAAACCATTCAAGGATAGCCTAGATCTAGCAAGGAAATATGAAGCAAGTGGTTTTGGTAGTGCTCTAGAGAAAAATGAACAAAAAATAAAAGCAGTAGAACAAGCATTGTTAGATATGAAAAATGCTACTGTAATCAGTAACATTGGTCAACAAGAAGCCACAAGGCTTACTAATGTTTTAACAATTGAATTAGCACATCTTACTGAGCAAAACAAAAAACTTAAAGAAGCACAAAATGAAGTAATTGATTCAACCCTAAATTATGCTGACTTTATGGAAGAACTAACTGATTCTATGGATAGATCAGTAACAATAGATAATTTTAAGAAAAAAGCAATAACAGAAATAAGTGCCCAATATAGAGGCGGTGCTCTTACACTTCAACAATATGAAACAGCTATGAAAAGTTTGGATAGCAGTTTCAAAACACAAGCACAAAGAGAAAAAGAATTAGCAGAAGCAAACAAAAAAGCTTCAGAAGACAGACAACAAACTTTAGCTGAACTGACTGAAAAATATAGAACACATTTCATGACGCAAATCCAACTTATTGAGGATGCCGCGGCAAAAGAAAAACAAACAGTTCAAGACCTGTTTATATTTGGAGAAATCACAGCCCAGAAAAAACAATCTATGGAACTACAGATTGAAAGGGCAACACAAGATAAAATTACAGCTATTAGATTAGCCGCTGAAAAGAAAAGATCAGACGAACTCCAAAAAATGTATGATAAAAATTTACAGGCATTTAGGGCAGGTAAATTTGGTGAACTTAAAACAGCTGAAATGACTGAAAAACAAAAAGTCAGTTTTATTAAGGAAACAGGTGTAATGGCATTGAATGCTTTAGGTCAACACAGCAAAGAAGCATTCCAACTTGCCAAAGCGGCGGCCATTGCTGAAGCAATCATTAACACAGCACAAGGTGTTACCAAAGCATTAGCACAAGGCGGTATCTTTGGACCATTATTAGCAGGTGTTATTGTGGCGGCAGGTGCGGCACAAATTGCTACTATTAAGAGTCAAAAATTCCAAGGACGTCAAAGAGGTGGTGCTGTAGCGGCTGGACAATCTGTAATAACAGGTGAAGACGGACCAGAGCTAATTGTACCAAAACAACCTTCAACTGTTATACCAAGAGAAGTAGCAGAAGCAATTGATGGTTTGGGAGGACGCAGTCAACCAGTAACTGTAAACTTTAACATCAATACTGTTGACGCAAGAGACTTTGATGATCTTTTAATTGAAAGAAGAGGAACCATTACTGGTATTATTAACAACGCAATGAGACAACAAGGAAGGATGGGTGTAGTATAATGGCATTGATAGGAACATTTCCAACATCACCTGGTTTTCAGTCTGTAAACTTTCAAATGAATACCAGCACAAAAAGAACACAAGCCGCAAGTGGTAGAATAATTAGGGCAACAAATTCAACAACACTATTTGGAGGCACATTACGTTTTCCTCCAATGACACAAGCAGAATTTAGACCAATACAGGCTTTTATAGCACAAACAGATGGTGGACTAAATGAGTTTGATATTGTTATACCAACTGTAAGTGAATCACAAGCAACTGATATTGTAACAGGACAAAGCATAGCATCAATAATAGATGGTAGATTGTTTGTAGATGGGGCACATTCAGCAGGTGATACAACAATTAACATTACAACACTACCAGACTCAGCAGGAACGGCACTAGGTGACCAAGTATTGTTAAAAGCAGGTGATGTTGTAAGATTTGCTGGCCATACAAAAGTATACATGGCATCAACAGACATAAACACGGATTCAGCAGGCGGTGCCGTACTAAACATCAAGCCTGGACTTGTAGAAGCACTAACGGATGAAGAAGCAATTACTTCAACCAATGTGCCTTTTAGAATGATATTGAACAATGATGTTCAAGAGTTTAACTATAGAACAGATGAATTAGTTGAATATGAAATAGATGTAATTGAGGCGATCTAATGACGAGAGAATTCAGCTCCGTACAAAACAGCCATTTAGCTGGTGATGAATTAATCAGCTACACACTAATTGACATTGGTGTAAATGGAGCCTCAGATCTTTATTATACGGATGGACCTTATGATGTTACCTACAACAGCCAATCCTATTCAGCACAAGGCAATTTTTTGGGCATCTCAGAAACCCAAGAGACAGCGGACCTACAAATAACAAGTATCAACATTGTTCTTAGTGCTTTGGATTTAACCTCTGTACAAACACTGGCAAAGTCAAATCAAATAAATCAAAACGTTGTTGTAAGACGTGTGTTTTTCAATCCTGTAACAGAAACACTTATAGGTGACAGTGCTGGCGATCAAGCAATAACACTTTTCAAGGGCAAGATAGCAGGATATAGAATACAAGACACAGACGACACAGCAACAATGACACTTGAAGTAACAAGCCAATTTGCTAACTTTGATAGAAAGAATGGTAGACGTACCAACCTAGTAAGTTTCCAAAGAGAATTTGCTACGGACTTTGGTATGGAGTACAGCCATGATAGCTTATTGGACATTAAATGGGGTAAGAAATAATGGTAAGAGCACCAAGCACAACAGACCTAGACAGTATTGCTAATCTTACATTGGTACACTGTAAGGACGCAGGCATGGACGGACATGACAGCGTAGATAAGCGTAGGGTAAAACAACAGTTAAGACAAATAATGATACAAGGCAATTACCAAATGTTTGTAGCTGAACAAAGAGGTGAGATAGTTGGTTACATTATTGGTAGCATAGAAGAAAAGTTTTGGAACAACAAACGCTATGGTGAAATCATGTATATCTTTATACATCCAGAAGTAAGAAATAAATTGCTGTTAGATGATCTATGGAAATACATGACCAATTGGTTCTTAGAAAATAATTGTATGTATTATCAGGCAAGTGTATTGGCCCATGATGCCAAATATGAGGTACAGTCTGAATATGTAAATAAAGCTAGAAAGTATTTTGGTGAGCATAACAAAATGAATGAAGTAGGATATCATTTTTGTGCTGAACTAGGGAGAGATGAATGGGCGGCATAGCCAAAGGCATTGGTAAAATCATTGGCGGCATAGGCAAGGTCATTGGCGGTATTGTCAAGGGCATTGTAAACTTTGTTGGCGATGTTATTGGCTTTGTACTAAATCCTTTTGGCGCTATGGATACACCAGATGTTCCAGATCCAGGGCAACAGGCACAGGGTGTTACAGTTACCAAACAAGGTACAAATTTAGCAATACCTGTGGTGTATGGATTTAGGAGAGTTGGCGGAGTTAACATCTTCACGGAGACAAATGGTACAAGCAACAAATATCTCTATGTTGTTTACGCACTGTGTGAAGGAGAGATTGAGGGCGTCGCGAAGGTATTGGTAAATGACATTGAATTACCTTTACCTTCAGGCGGCAAGTATTCAGCTGGCACAGTACATTCAGTAGGTGCTGGTAGATACAAGGATAGAATTAAACTACAGTTTTTCAACGGTACAGAATCGCAAGGACAAAGCAGTTTAGCCAATGAAGCGGCAACATGGGGTAAGAGAAGTAGAAGACTACCAGGACTTGCTTATGCTGTTATGCGTTTTGAATGGAGTGAAATTAAAACACAAGAAGACGCAGATAACAATCCATTCTCAGGTGGTATACCACAGGTTAGATTTGATGTGCTAGGTAAAAAGGTATTTGATGTAAGAACACACACAGCTGGCAACATTGAACTATCTGCGGCGTACGGAAGTAGAACAAAAACCTACAGTTTTAATCCTGCTTCTTGTTTGTTAGACTTTTTAGAAAATCCTAGATACGGAGCAGGACTAGACAAGTCAGAAATACACGCGGAAAGTTTTAGGATTGCCGCAAACAAATATGAACAAACTGTAAAATATACACCAAGCATTTCAGGTAGAGCACTTACAATGAATGCTGTGGTAGAAACAGGTAATAAAATATTAGACAATGTTAAGATATTAACTGCTGGTGCTAGAGGTATCATGCCGTTCGTCCAAGGCCGTTACAAACTAAAGGTTGAAGATGGAGGTAACGCAACAGACATAACTTCAACAACTGTGTCAGTAGCATTGGACGTTGACAAGGATAGGATTGTTGGTGGCATAACATTGGATGGTGAACGTAAAGGTTCTAAGTTTAATCAAGTCCTTGTAAACTATGTTGATCCAGATAGAGACTTTACAAACCAACAAAGAGTGTTTACAGTATCAGGTGATGAAACTGTAGACAATGACGAAGAACTTACAGGTGAATTTACTTTCCATACTCTTACAAACAGCCAAATAGCATTTGACCTTGCTGAAATGATTTACAACAAAAGTCGTAAGCAAAGACAGATTGAATTTACAGGCACACAAGAATTATTAGACGTTGAAGTTGGCGATATCATTAGGGTAACTGATACAATACTTGATCTAAGTTTACAAACATTTAGAGTAACAGGTTTACGTCTATTACCAGATGGCAATGTAAAGGTAGATGCCGCTGAACATGACGCAACGCTATATCCATTTACAACTGGACCGCAAATTGAAATACCACCAGCACTTTATAGACCAGATGAATTTATGGTTATTCCATATGTGCGTCCTTTACCAGATAACGCACTAGGTTTGTTTCCTCCTTTTGATCCAGATGATTCCGCAGGAGAACAAACAGGACTACCACCTAGCTTTGATATACCATTAGAAAAAATGAACAAGTTTGACAACTTCAATAGATCTTATTTGGCAATAAATTATGATCAATTTATTAACAACGGTGTTGGTTTGTTACCATTAACAGTGACGCCAACTGGTGGCATATTTAATGTAACCAATGAAGATCCTTACAGAGAATTAACAATTTTTGAAATAGACGCAGGCGCTGTGCCTAATCCTAAGTTATATTCAATACCTAGTTATGGTAAGATGTTTGCTTTTGGCGACCAAGGATTGTTTCATACACCAAAGTCTAACAAACAGGACGCAAGAAGTGCCGTAAACACAGCCGCAGGATTTGGTCAAGCATGGCCAAGCGATTATCCGCTTTACAATCCTACAGTTGAAGATAGTGCTGGTGCTGTTTTTATTGATCCAAGAACAAGACCAGATGCTTATATGGTCACAGCATTTGATAGACTGAAAAGGCCTATAAAAGGTTACGCAAAAGAAGTACAATTGAACACAGGTGTATCATATGAATTAACACTTTGTATGCCTAGAGATAGTTTTATAAATGAATTTATTATTGAACGTGTAAACCAACAGAATGGTGCTGTAAAAGAACAAATTGTTTACCAATTGAGACAAACAAGGGTAACAGGTGATGCTGGTGATCCTTTCTACGAATTTACTGGCATTGGAAAACCACTTGCTATTACATTTACTCCTAGAGATCCTTCAGATTTTATTAGGGTACGTTGGCGTAAACGCATTGACACAATACAAATGGATTTTGCTGATGGCAGTAACCTACATGAATTTAGACAGGATAATCCAAACGGATATACATATGGCAGTGGACAATTTAGACGCACAGACACTAACATTGAAGCATTTTTAAACTACCTACAAGCACTAAGATATGGCGCCGCTGTATCAAGTGGTACAGCAGGTAACAATTCAGTAAACGTGAACATGGATATTTAAGATGGCAACAGGTAACGGATATTTTAATAGAGGCGAAGGCTACTACCAAGCAAAGACAACTGTTACTTGGAACACATATCTTGGTGATAGCACAGGTACTGATTGGGACGCTTGGCAGTTTTGGGATAGTAATGGTATTTCATTAGGCGTACCAATTGAACCAGAGCTACCATTAACATTTACAACAGACATCATTGACAATGGATCAGTACAGTTGGTAAATCCTTTGATTACTGTTGACGCAAGCCATTCAGCTACAATTACAATACAACATGGTAACACCATTGACAGCAGTGGCGGAGCAATAGACAGTCCTACCAGCGTTACAATTAGTCCAAACACAAGTTCAGTAGAAGCAATAAAGGCAAGATTTTTTATTGTAACTGTTTCAGTTGACAATGACGAAGACAGTGCTGGCGTTACAGATGATGAAAATACGTTTATAATGCCATTTATCAAGAACATTAACGTACAACTATCATCAGATAAGATTACAAGAACAGTAAATGACCTAGACAGTAGCACACTGTCAGGATCAGTAGGCATACGTCAATTAGACGCAGGCTCTGTAAGCGGAATTGGTAGCGTAGAAGCAATAATTACGCAACCACATACTGTTGTGTCAAAATACGTGGCAGATGATTATGTGGTTGAAGGAGATAGTGGTGATGGTAATTATTTCTTATTGGACACAGGTGTAACACCGTTTATCTTTATTGATAAATCCACTACGCCGCCAACGTTAAATATATTTGACGCTAATACGTTTGGTGCTAGAAAAAATATTGATTGTACATTTGACGCAATCGTAACAGGAATGAAACAAATATCAACGGACAGTACAGGGTCCATTAGGGAAGCATAATGAGTACAGTAAATTTACCAAGCAATACGCCATTTGACAACGATGATGACAGCTTAAAAGACGCAAGACCACAACTTAAAACTTTGGTAGACAGTTTTAACACCATTGCCGCGGACTTTAACGCAGGTCTATTAGGAGGCACAAGTGCTACAGCTTTGATCACAGGAGACAAAGCAAATAACTTTTCAAACGGTGTAAGTACGTCAAATCAAACAACAAATTTTACCTACACAGGTTTAGAAGATCCATCAGGCTTTGTAACTATTAACGGAGACAGTACTGGCTTGTTTAGCGACTTTAAATTAGCAACTGGTAAACACAGCATTTTTGTAGAAACATATTATGAAATACAAAGTCCTGCCGCAACAAACTTAGGTACTAATTTTCAAATAATATTCAACAAGGACGGTGCTGAAGAATTTGCTAGACGAGAAATGAATAGAAGTAGCGATAGCTGTACCTTGTTTGGTATTGTTGAAAGCAACGGTAATAATGACTTTGACGTTGCGTTGATAAACAATGTACCATCAGCACCACAGACTGTAACGTTTAAGGAACAAGGACAAACAACAGGTAGTCCAATTATTAGAATACTAATACAAAGGCTAACCACATCATAGAGGAGGTATAATATGGGATGGGCAACATCAAGCAATGTAGTAACAACTAACTTAGACAGTGGCACAGATTCTCCAGCTTTGGCTAGAGGTGACATCAAAGCGGCATTTGACGAATTAAAAAATGTTATTGATGGTAAAGCAACTGCTAATGGAGTGGCTTCGCTTGACTCAAACACTTTAATACCTGCCGCACAAATACCAGATGAACTAAACAGTTCTTCAGGTAATAATCTAACATTAGATCCTTCTACAGACAAGGTTATTTTGGAGCATATTCTCAAACTAAATCCACAAACTGTAGCACAATTGAACGCAAGGACAGATATCACACAAGGTGATATTGCTTTTTGTTCAAACGGTGACGCAGGAACAGAATGTTTGGCAGTGGCAGTGATAGAAGATGATTCAGCAGGCAATCCTACTTGGAAAGTTGTAAGCATTGGAAACGCAATAGCTACGTCATAAAGTATAAAGGTCAGAAGTATTGACATGAAGGGCATGGGCAGAAAATTTACATATGATCCAGTTGAGAACCAACTGAGGTGTGATCATTATAATGATCATAGAACTTGCCCTGCTTGTGGATTTGACCATATACACATCAACATAACACAAACAGGCAATGACATGAAGTTTAGGCATCTGTATGGTATTGACAAGCAAATGTACAAATATAAGTGTACCAAATGCTTTACAGCGTGGCACAGCAATAGGTTTTTGAACAAGCACACATTCCACTTTTAACACCTTTTTTGGCACAAAGCATAAATACTTTGTAGGCAGAAAATGGCAAAAAAACAATCATATACATATAGGCAAGATATAGCGTCCTTGAAACACGGCATTGAGGGCAGAAGAAACATCTGTTCAGAGCTTGCCAAGACGCACATACAGTCCTAAAAACTATACAACTAGGAACGAGAGTATAGACTGCGAAGCAGTGACACGACGGGTAGGGAGAAGCGTTGGATCCCAAGGACAGTGAACAAACACCCGTTTCCAAGTGTGCGAAGGTGATGTAAACATCAAGCATGACGGAACCTTACAATAGGTTCCGTATGACTTCAGGATCACCAACATCAAGCAATACAATTACTCCTATTTTAGTTTGAGCGATAGCAAGTACGAGACACGCAAGTGGCGAAGTAAGACAAACGCAGTTTGGCTTTGATGTAGCAAAAACAGTCAGTTTTACACTGGTTATGCCTCAAAGAGATAAGTATTAGTGTAGGAAGTAGTTTAGGTTAGGCTGTCTACAAATTATCTAACCTAATGCCATTGAATGTGTACCTTCAGACATTTTTTACTCCTAATCTAAACTGTTGTAACTTGGTACACATATTGACTTCAAAGTCTTGTTAGCTACTTCCTACATTCTATCTACATAAATACTTTCATGTGCGGAGTTTACGGTATAACTTGGGTTGATGAGACCTACGTCAGAGACATGATGGTAAAATGCGGTCATAGAGGTCCTGATGCCAGCTCCGTGTACACAGACAACAAATGTGTAACATTAGGACACAATCTCCTAGCTATAACAGACTCAGCACATACGTCAACACAGCCTTGGCGCACACCAAAGGGCAATGTGTTGGTGTACAATGGCGAGATATTCAACTATGACGAGCTGTGTGCGAAATATCATAAAGTTTTCCTACCAAAGACTCAGTGTGATACTGAACTGCTCGCATGGGGGCTAGATGAGTTTGGACTACAATTTGTTGAACAGATTGACAGCCAACACGCATTCGCCTTTTGGGACTCACAGAAACTTACCGTAACTCTGTCAAGAGATCACGTGGGTATCAAGCCATTGTACTATCGTCACTCAGGCCTTAAGGGAATAGAGTTCGCTTCTGAAGTAAAGGCACTGATACACGGAGGCGAAACAGTGAATCCAATGGCGGAGGCCTGTTTCGCCTATTCAGGACTCAACGTTACACAATATTCATTTTACAATGGCATATACAAGGTACTGCCTGGAGAAACACTTACGTTTCGTAGATCAGAACTTGTAGGAGAACGTAGAGACATAGTAATAGGCACTGAAGAAGATTACTTTCGCCCACAGGAGTTTGTTGAACAGGTAAAGGCCTCTGTACACCGTTGTATGCGAGGTGTTAGACAGCGTGGTATATTCCTAAGTGGAGGCATGGACTCAGCCATAGTAGGCTTACACGCACAGGAGATAGAGCCTGGCATAAGAACATTTACGTCAAGGGTATCACCAAATCCACAAGGCGGAGAAGACTACAATTCAGACGCAGACTGTGCCAAACAGTTAGCTAAACACTTGGGCACAACACACACGGAAGTATTACACACACAGAAAGATTGGGAACAGTTCCTTGACTCAGCATGGCAAGCCTGTGAGGAACCACTGTACAATTGGTCAATACCAATGTATCAACAGGTAAACAAAGCAATGGCAGACGCTGGTACAGTGATAACCCTAGCAGGAGACATGGGAGATGAACTTACATTGGGCTATCCTGCCTACTTCAAGTTCCAAAGCAAAACAGCAACACACAAGAGCTTTCAACCAGAGTATCGCAGTACAGTACGGGCATGGCTGTCAAGACTTGTACGTCCACCACGCATACCTACAAAGATAAGCAAGGACAACCTAGCGGAGTTCCTAGCACATGGACCTTTCAAGAATCTACAACACACATACGCACTTGCGGCATACCAACGCATGGATCAAATAGGTAACTGTGCGGAAGATTTCTTCCGCCGTAATGATAGATTGGGTATGTTGTACGGAATGGAAGGACGTTTTCCCTGGGCAAGTAAACAGTTAATGACATACTGTATGAACATAGACCCACAGGCAAAAGTTGAACTAGGACGCAAGGGCATGACCAAGACAGCATACAAAGACCTACTGCCAGACTACATCATAAACAAATCAAAGACGGGTTGGACCTCTCCAATACAGCAATGGAGACAGATACCCAAGGACCAACCAGCAATGGAAATGTACGGGAAATGGAAACAACACTATGGGATACGGTGACGATCTACTGTGGATTAGAGACGCAGAACAACAGCAATGTACAGTAACACCTACTAGGAAAACAAGACCTATACCTCATAGGGCAAGTGAAGGCTTATGGAAACACTTGGCGTTTGTACAAACAAAAGGCGTGCCATTAGATGAACTACAACACAAAGATGATCGTTGGGCACGTTGGTACCAGTTTACGGGATGGGCACCTACTCCTCCTACAACACCAATAACAGACATTTGTAAAGGATCAGACTGGGACCTAGTACATGATATTGAATCAAGACACAACAAGTTCGTACTGTTATGTCCAGACCCTAAAGGACAAGGCAGTCATCATGATGTAAACAAAACATGGTATCATTGGCAAGGATTAGCAAACATCTTATCAGACTATGATTGGGATCTAGTTCGCCTAACACATGAAGAAAGACCCGCAACATACAAAGGTGTACACACTTATACAACAGACAATATAAGAAGTAGTTTGGCAGTGGTAGCAAGAGCTGACGCAGTAGTTACAACAGATGGATTTTGGCATCACGCTTCAGCATACACAGGCACAGACTGCGTTACAATTTGGGGAAGCTGTACAGACTATCGCCGCCTAGGATATGACACACAAGCCAACATATATGATTATGAACGTCATGGCCCCTGCTATACTGTACATAGACAATGCCAAGACTGTGTAGCAACTATGTGGAGAATAACCGCAAAGACAGTAGCAAACGCCCTCGTAAACATAAAAGGCTTGAATGATGACACATAGAAAACATACCCTAACAAAGTTTATTCAAACACATTCGCTGACAAAAGGTGCTGAAATAGGTGTATGGAAAGGTGAGACCAGCAGTTATATATTACAACACACAGACTGTTTCTTATACTTAATAGACGCATGGCAACCTCTACAAGGATACAACAAACCACATTGGGATCATAAGAAGAACAAAACACAAACTATTAAAAACATACAACCATATAACAATTACAAGATACTAGAAGGCATTAGTTGGGATATGGCACAGCATATAGATAATAATGAATTGGACTTTGTGTTTATAGATGGAGACCATAGCACTGAAGGTGTACGTAAGGATATAGAAGCATACACACCAAAAGTAAAACAAGGTGGATACTGTATGGGACATGATTGGGATTGGGATACTGTAAGAACGGCAGTAAAAGAACAAACAAATGACGTACAAACACTACCAAATGGCATATGGTATTACACCGTTAGGCACAGTGACAGGCATCTGTAGGGCAATATATATTTGATTTATGCGTATAGGCCCCACCGCCTAAGTCTTTGAAAACCTTGGAGAAATCACGGTAATCCACGTTTGAGGCCTCTATACACCCTGAAAATGGTTCTGTCAACCAGATTTTTTGGGTAAATTCACCATGAAAAACCATCCAAAATCAGTTGACAACGGCTCTTGACCGTGTTATACTGTAAAAAATGGAGTAAAAGATGGTAATTCTAACGTAGCATCAGATTTTTTCACTGTGAGACCAACGGTGACCTAGCCTTCTGACCTGAGAGACCGTCCTACGGTGGCGAACGGTGGCCCCTGCGGAGTGGCGTTGTCACTCATCTCGCCCAAACTGGGGTTACTGTTCTTGAAATAGTTCCAGGCGGGGTTCCAACACGGTGCCAAATTCTTCTGGTACAAAGAACAAGTCCATATCCGCCTTACCCTTGCTCCAGCCTCCTTCTATCCAACCACGGCGTTTTGAACAACATCTATATGAACGTTCGCGGAACCAGTCAAGGATGTCATCAGGCTTGTATCCAAACTTTCTACACTGGCGTTC